GCTAAGCTCTATTTTTTGATCTTCTAGTCTATCAACTTCTGTTTGTGCAGTATCAATAGATTGACGCAATAGCTCACGTTGTTCAGCTTGACTTTCACGAACAGCCAAAGCACCGTCAGGGCCTCTAATACGATCAAAGTTGATCAGTGCCTGAACGCTTTGATCTAACTGTGATATTACTTGTTCAGCATCTGTGATCTTAGATTGTTCACGAGCAATTTGCTGATCTAATCGTTCGATCTGTATTTCATTATTGGCTACAGGTGAAGTTTGTTCTAAGTGTGCTTTAGATAGCAAGCCAAAGATACCCATTGAAGTTAGCATCATTGCTACCAATACAAGAGGTGCCATTGCATATTTGATCTTAGTTGGTTCGCTCCAATTTCTGTATAACCAACTAATGCCCACTACTTTGCCCAGTTCGATTACTGCACCCATTACAAGTGCGAATTGAGGCATACCAGCAAAGATAGCAATGATACCATAAATGGCAAATACCGCTGCTACGGTTGCCATTGATAGTGCTGTAAATAGTGTTAGTAGACCAAAGAACATAATAAAGTATTTAGTCTTCTTCTACTTCAAACAAGTGTCCATATGTGTCTATGAATTCATTTAGTTCCATTACTAATTTTCTAGGAATACCTGGACCTTGTTGAATGTGATAAGTTACTAAGTGTATTTCGTCATTTCTACTTTTTAACTGAATGACTTCGATAGAATCGCCGTCTTCAAATTGGTGTTTCATTCCAACAATATTATCTTTCGTTAGCACGATAGTTTCCTTTTTCTGGTATTACGTGTCGCACTCCGCCGCGGGGGTCTGGCATATCACCATGTCGTCTGGGTATCAAGTGAATGTGAGGATACATCACTGTTTGTCCAGCAGCAGTGCCTATGTTTTGTCCGATGTTGTATCCGTCACAATAATAATATTTGAGCCATCCTTCACCGTGATCGTATGCGGCTTTGTAGCACGCCATGATGTTGTCATGTGAGTTTATTTTTGGCACAAACAAAAGATGACCTTCTGTTACCGGAAAGCCATCTTTGAATACTATGTAGTCTTCAGTTTCGTAGACTTTATCTGTCCACGGTGTTTCGTTTATTTTCATTTGGAAAATACTCCCATCCTTTACCGCCTAGTTTTTCCCATGTACGATATTTTTCTGCCTCTTCTTTACAATGAGAAGGCTGGCCCATACTACCGACTACTGCCATGCAGTCTAAACAACGATACCCGTATCCTGCGTCATAGTCAAACTCTGCTTTAGCGCCGCAAGGTAGTTCCATGAATTGAGGATTATACGAACCCCACTGATCTTTTACGTTCATTATGCACCTTGTTTGGCTTCTTCAAACACTTGCTTGATCTTTTCAAAGTCATCTGCTTCAGTCTTGTCAAGCCTTTCTTCTACAAGACGGGGCAAGAACAATGCCGCTACATCATTAGATTCCATGATAGAGTTAGCACGAACAGTAATGATTTTCTTGTTTATCCATTCGTCACGCTCACTGTTAATACGCACACGATCTGCATCGGGAATACCAGATACATTCACACGCAGTTTACCACAGCTACTTTCAGCAGCAATAGAACCAAACAAGTGAGCATTTTTGCCATTACCTGGATTGAATCCGCGAACGATCAAGTCTACTTCAGCTTCGATTTTCAGCTTGATTTGATCTTTGGAAGTTTTGTCTTCCCAAATAGCATTTGGATTCTTGATCACTGTGCCTTCAATACCACGTGAAGTCATTTCAACATAATGCTTGAATGCTTCATCAAGTGAATAGACAATCTTTGTGGGGATAACGTCTACAAACTTGCCCTTGATGTTTTGAATAGCAGCAAAACGATCTTTGTATCGAGTTTTGTTTTTGCCACCAGCAACAGCATCACTTACAGGAACACGATCCCAAACAAAGTAAAAGGGCTTTTGATTGGCTTCAAAGCAACCACCTTTAAGAACACTGTTCAACACACCGTTGCCCAGTTCTCGGGGAAGCACTTGACCGTCTTCGATCACCAACAGTTCACCGTGATAGCAGTAACCTGCTTCTGCTACATTCTCAAACTCAGTGATAAAGTCTTTGAATTCAGTGTTAGCAAACAGTGTGCCGTTGCGGCTAGTGATCTTTACAGCCAAGTTACTTGGCAGATAGATATTAGCAAACATACCGTCTGCTTTTTCTTGCGAATAAACACCAGACTTCCAATCAAAGTTGTCGATGTTGCTGCCCTTCATCAGTGAGCAACGCATGTAGGGATATTCAGGAATAGTATCAGGGAACATTTTATTGACAGTAGCAACACTGATACCGCAACGAAGATCGCCTTTGATCATGTTGATGGCTACAGTGGCTTCTGCCGCTGTCAACGTATTGAGCATAGATTCTACTGCTGTTCTAGCAGCATTACCAGTAACAGCACGGCTAGTCAAACGATCAAGCAAAGTTTCTACTTGATCCCAAATATCAACCAGTGTGTTAGTACCAACTGAAGTCTGTTCCATTTTCTTGATACCGTATACATACTCGGGCGAGTAAGTACGGTTAAGCAAGCGAACAAATTTGGGTTCAGTCAAACCAAACTCTTTGATTTTGCTTTCTTTGAACAAACGGCTTTGGTCGGAGTTGATTACTTCGATAAACTTAGTAAACATAAGAGCACCTTAATATTCAGTTTGTAATTGTATTATGCACGGAATCGGTAGTACTGTCAAGCCATTTTCCTAGTTCTACCTTGTCAATTACGAAAGGAGCAAAGATCACCATTTTAGGATTACTAATATACCAGTTTTGTTCTTGAAAAAGTGCGTATCGCCTTAAGTCAGTATTATCACTAAACTGCCTTGATCGCTCCCAAGTCCATTCTACTATTTCTTTTTCGGCAGCAGTAAATTCACCGCAGAATTCAAACTGGGTAGAAATCAGTTCCCCTAAGTTAGAGTAGCCTAAGGTGATATCAATCGCACAATCTTTTTCTATTGAAGAAGGAAGGTCGAGCGGATTGGTTACATATCCTGTACCCGAAGAGTACGTGTCGATAACTTCCCAAGACCTGTCAGTGGACTCTTGATAGGCTCGAACGAACACACGAACGCGATTATTCTCACTGCTAGATACTGCAAATGGCATTGATTACTCCTTAGTTAAAATACGAACCAATTCTTGGTTACGATAGTCTTGCTCTTTTCTTTCTCGTCTTTTATCGTTTAGCTTTCCCATAACCATTCTGTCATAGTCTCTAGCCCATTCTATACCTCGAAGCCAGACTTCAGCATCATCAATTGAACCTACAAACAGTTCAGCGTCTCTTGAGAAAATAGGAAGGGCGTGATCGTCTTTGGGATACAAAGACACTACATCACCAAGTTGGCTTTTGTGGTATCCGTGTTTAGAGTAACCCAAACGAAACCCAAGTTGATCACACTTTTCTTTAAATCTTTCTATTTCTATAATTAAGCCGTAACCTGCCATGTTCTTTCTCGCTACTGTTTAAGATTATCAATTATACACTGAAAACACGTATTGTCAATAAGATTGGTAACTAGTTGATACGTAGTAATTGGAGCCAAAAATAGATATATCGCTACTATAAAAATAATAGTTAGCATTACTGATTTTAGTTTATCCAACATTTTTGTTACTCACATTTAGCAAAGTATCTGGGTTGTTGCTGGTCGAAAAATTGGTATACTTTACACCCGTCATGTTCAAACAGCATAGTAACTGTGTATTTCTTTTGTTCTACTACTCTAGTATTACTAGAAATATCTAATAATACAAAAGGTAACAATATCACAATAAGACCAAACATGATCCAGAGTATAACGAGTTTTTGTTTTTCTGTAAGCGTCATTTTAGTCTTCCTATACAACAGTTTTTAAATTTCTTACCGCTGCTACACGGACAAAGCGAATTTCGATCATAGCCACGTAGCTTTGCTTTGGATACTTTTGCTCCAGGTTTTATAAAAAACTCAGGGTGATGAAGTTTTTCATGACCTGGTTGAATTGCACCGCCACTAAAATACAAATTCTGTTTTGCCCACTCAGGCAAACTGTCGCTTGCGGCTTTGGCTGCTTCAATGCGTTTTCGTATGTCACTCATTATTCTTAATTACCCTCGTTAGACTGTTCTAGTTCTATGAAATAGTCAGCAATGTTGAACCATCGTTTTTCATTGGTTCCACTGACAGTATATGCGCCTACACGATTAATAATAGCCAAATTGGTCAAACAAAACTTTCCTTGTTTGTGCCTGATGCCAGCAAGTACACCTGCATACCTTGCACCACGCTTGTTTGTAATTATTACTCGTTTCTGCAAATACTGTTCAGTGTTACCCATTTATACCTTCATCAGCTTAGCAACAAGCTCGCCAAGTTGCTTGACAGCTCGTGCATGATCATGGTAAGACTTAGTTTTGGGATCAATGCGATTTACGTTGCTTCGGATAGTTTCCAACTCAGCCATTACATTGTTAACAGTCAGAACGTTCTGAGTCATAGCAACCGGAGCCAATTTGTGTCGCAGAATGTTGCTGATACCATCGCGCACTTCTTTTTCCATTGCTTGTGCTTCTTTCAGCGAACCAAAGATACGCACTTGACCTTCTTTTGCACCCAAAACATCATCGTTAAACATGTAACTGCCGTTTACTTGTGCGTAACGAATGTTGCTATGGGTAGCATTGTTAAAAGTAGCCTCAGTGTAAAACAGTTTAGCTCGGTTGAATTCGTCAAGTGCGATTGCGCTCAAGTTTACGCGGAACGCACCACGACCACCAAAGCCTACATTACCAAACTGAAACGGAGTTTCGATAAACTGACTACTAGTGTCAACCGCAGTACCAACTACAGTAATCTCTACTGACTCCAAAGTAGTAACACTGTCAGCACGAACAGCAACATAGCTGTTCAACAGTGCTTCCAACTTTTTGTATTCAAACTCTTGGTCAAGGTCAGGGAAGATAAGTTCATCTGCATCTTCATTGTAATAAGCTTCAGCCAAGGCAGATACTTTGCTAGCAAGTTGGTTGCGCTCAAAAACAGAAACGATTTCAGTAGCACCGTTGCGTGAAGAAGTGTAATGAAGAGTTTCACCTGCTACAGTGACTACACGCTTGATACTGTCGAGGGATTCTACGATAACTTGCTGATTCCAGCTAACTTGGGTGCGAACACCTGAAATTTCGTAAGTACCCTGATACAGTTCTACAACGAACAGACCGTTGTCCAGTTTAACTGCTTGATTTTGCTTAAGATCACTAAAAAGTTTCACTATTTGTTGCTCCTGTTCGTTGACTATAAGAATAGTATAGCACAATATACCCAAATGTCAAGCCTTTGAGCAAAAATAAAATATGAATTAAATCAATGACTTACGTTAAGGGTAAAACAAATTACTCTCAATATCAGCTTCATACAAGGCTCTAGCGTCTTCCAAGGCATTGTGTGGAATCTTGCTATCTTTAGCACTCAAGTCCCTGCGTATTTCACAAGTAAAGCTGGGAATGTTCATCATTGCACCTGGTGCAATGATAACTTGCTCACAAAAGTGTTTAATATCTTCAGGCCAATCTGCAACCAAGTGAATAGAATCAAAATAGTTTAAAAACCCAAACAACTTCATTTTAAAGATATACAGAGGCACTGGTTCTTTGTTCAGAATAGGCATAACATTTTGTGCTACCCAGGCACCAGGGTTAGCACATTCTAGCACTTCATAAAACTCAGTACCATCTTCAGCCACAAGTGCCATAGAAATTAGCGCACCTTTGAACTCGTTAAACTCAGTGTCAATATAAATCTTCATTCTTAATCCTGTGTGTTACAAGTAACTTCATAGGGCGGAGTAGGATACATATTAGGCGTTAATGTTCTTGTACCTGGCGGGTAATTTAAAGTTGTGCTTGTTTTGTTCAAAGCTTGACCAAGAGCAGTATATAAATTCTCAGCTTGTTCTTTTGTAAGATCAAGCGAATAGCCGTCAATCTCTACTTTAATTGTTGTAATTACTGAAATACTCATGGTTGATATGGCTCCACTGTAATTGTTTTTGTCTTCTTCATTCTACCAGATCCTTTACATACTCTACAATCTTCTCTTGTATAGTCGTAAATACCTTTATGATAATCTATTAACGTACCCTTTTCTTTTGTTCCTTCGCCGCCGCAGCTTTTGCATACGATAATTTTAACTTTAGCCACATTCATTCTCCACTTGTGTTATCCATCTATTAACACAGTCAACTAATATGTTTTTCTGTGTAATTTCTTCAAATCCTAACGGTGACCAATCATCTGTTTCTAACATAGTTTTAACTGTGTTGTAGTCTAGCACAGGGGTATTGTCATATCCTGCTAGCCACATAGCCAAATGCTGATCTTTTCTTTTGTTGGATTCGTCCCCTCTCATACTGCACCAAAAGATATACCAATTGCTTAGTTCTCCATCATATGTGGAGCTCCATCTAATATAACTCATTCTTTTTTCTCCCAATCTCCTAGTAAAATCGTAGTTGCAATAACAATGCCACTAAACATATAGACTAACACAGGCACAAAGCCCTGCCAAATAGATTGGTTAACAATAAAAAATGTTAACAGCAAACATAAAGTGGCTATTGATAGTCTAATGGTTTTGTTCAAATTTCATGACTCTTTAGTTTAATCCACATGAACTCTTTTAGTTCGTCTTCAGTTTCTAGCCGTGAAATGCAACCACTAAGTCTATCCTTTACTACTCTTATACCATAAGAATCTTCTTTCCAAACCATACTTGCCAACTGAAGGTATCCACGCGAATATTCAGATTCGTTTTCTACATCCTCATAGAAATATTCATCACCACTTTTAGTATGCTTGGGATCAATTTTGTAATAAAGTGTGTAGCTCATTTATACCTTAAGTTTTAATGCTAACAGTTCATTGTAAATATTTCTATATTCCTGGGGCAATTTGTTCTTTGTTTCTAAATGATGGTAATAACCATACAACCAACTTAAGTAGTCTTTAGCTGTGCCTGGGTCTTCCTGGCATATTTCACATTCGTATTCAGCTTCTTTGTCGCCATAGAATACAGAACAATGAATATCATCGTCATACTTGCACCCATGACGCTTGCAACAATGTCTAGTGTGAATATCACCTTTCATTTTAAAGTCTTTTAATTTCCGTTTCAATCAACAACAGCACAGCGGTTTTCACTTCAATAGTGTCATTTTCTAGTACATTCTTTAGCTTATTTAAAAACTCTTTACGTTCTAGATTTTCAAAATAATATCTCGCAGCCTGAACACTGCATCCTGTTTCTTCACGCAACGCTTTAACATCTGCGACAGTGTACTTTCTGAAAGGCATTAACCCGGTTTTTTTAAGGTGTTCAACTGTGTACTTTTTTCTACTCATTAGACTGTTTTGCTCGTTGTTCATAATTGCGCTTTAAAAACTCTTGATAGTCAAAAGCTTGTTGGCGCAAACGGTTACGCGATCTAGCACTTCTTTCTTGAAGTTTTAGATCGGTTGCAGTTGGCTTTTTAAAAAAGTTAATCAGTTTTTCTCGCATGTTTCTCTTCAAATTCTTTAATAGAGTTTTCTACTGCTTGAATCCAATTCTTAGCAGCTTGTGGTTTTAGTATAATTTCATGTTCTTGTTTGTTAGCACCAGTGAACAAAATACTAGCAGCTTGCTTAACGCGATCCCAAAAACTTCTAGGGAATTTGTTATACATAGTCATATAGAATCTAACACTGATATCTGGCATATCGTCAAATATTCTTTCTACTTCAATTATGGTATCTACGGCATGATCGTGACTGTAACAATCACACTCAATACGATAGCATACCCTATCACCGAAATCTTGTATTTTGGCAACACCCATTGCTGGTTTTTCTGCGTTCATGTTGTTAGAACTCACTTTAAACTTTTCTCCGGTAGAAAGTTGGATAATACTTTCTTCTTTAGTAGAATTTAAAAATTCTTTCAGTTGTTTTTTGCCCTGCTGATCGTTTAGTACTTTATCAGCGTTCTTTCCTTTTAGTGCTTTCATTCTTCTCTCACTATTTGTTTTATCTTGTTAAACGCCGAATCTATTCTTGCTTGCTGTTGTTCTTCAGTTAGTTCACCATTGCCATAACGGTGTGCATAGCTCCACGCACATATGGCCCAAATGACTTCTTGCATCTTTTCTTGGTTCATTGTAATAGCAGCATGTGTGTTAATGTGATGAAACACACGCCTAAAGACTTCATTTTCTTTTTCCATCTGTTGCCATTTAGTAAGTTCGTCCATGATCAATCCCAAAGTGACCTGTAATATTTCCCAAACAGTCTCAAACCATTTTGAATACGGTCATTTACTTGTTTGATACCTTCATGGTCGATGGCAAAAGTATCGTTTTCGCCTTTTACCATTTCATACAACCCGTCTTCGCGTTTTACTGTGTGGGTGTCGTGCTCACCAGAGTAAAATTCATTTTCCCAATCATCGTCTACAAGCTTTTCAAAAGCCCAAATCATTTCGTCAAGTGCATAGTCCCAACGCTTAAAATGATTATCGTCGGTATCATACTCGTTTTCTTTAGGGGCGGCTGCTGTACTTTTTAGATGATCAGGTACGTCTTCGTCATCAACAAAAGGGGCGCCATGTGTACTTGTTCTTAGTTGTTTTAGTACAGGCAAAATAATCATGCTTAGTGTATGCTCAGCATTCCAAGTATCCCAAGGATCAACTTGAATCTTGACTACACGCTCCCCGCGCACTTTACTGATCAATTCAAGTGTATTACAAACCAGTTTAGCAAACCAAGTTTGTTTGCGGCCTTTGCTACTAAACAAAGGTCTCGTTTCACCAACTTGGGCTTCAGGTTCTACTGAACCAAATGCTAACCACTCACCAAAGTCATGAATCCACTCTGGCTTACGTTTAATACCATATTCATCAGGTACCTCTTTCGCCCAAAAGCAAAGAAGTTCTGCTAACTGATATGGACCAAAGTGGCTTTTGTATTTGTCAATTCTTACTTTCATTTAATTCCTGTTCTTACATTACTTAGTCTAGTAGTTTCGTGCTTGGTATAGTCATTAATAAAATGCTGTTTAACCATAGCAGTAGCAGTTACTACCTTACCAGGATCAATGATTCGCTTGTTTTTAGTAGAATAAGTGATCATTTTTTTATCATCAGTAATAGCAGTTACATACCATCTTTCCCATTTATCTGAGTAGTATGAGTTTATAATCTTAAAATTAACTTGCACACTGTCGCCTTGAATGCCTACATACCCATCACACTCTCTTAATTGTCTATTTCGGTCATCTTTTATCTGTTCTCTCACAACAGCTTGAGGTGCTGAAGCAAGGAATGCGATGTTGTTGATAGTAATTTTTAAATCGTCGTTACTAGCCAAGTTGATCAGCTTTTTGATATAATCGTGTGTTTTATCTTCAGCAAGTATTTTAAAAATCATACCCTTTAGATAGTTGCGAACTTCTTCACCGTCTTTAATGCTTTGTTCACTGATTAGATCAGGGTTGACTGCATAAAACTGAATTAAGTCTCGGTTGGCTTTCTTGCCCTCATGATCTTCTGAAAAAGTAAGGTCTTCGGGTTTTACGTAACCATTATTAGTGCTGTATGCTTGACACGCAGCAGCCCAAATAATATCAACTGGAACATCAGGTAGGTTCATTTAGTTCATCCAGAACTCTTTTAGCTTCTTGCTTGGAAACAGCAGACATAAGCCTAAGTGCTTGATAAAGCTCTTTATCAGAGTTGGGCTCTTTGATTTCTCGAAGAGCGGATTCCAAAACACGGATAATACGTTCATTTACCATCATGGTCTTCACCTCGTGATTTAAGCTTGACTTTGCTTTCTCTACGCAATGCTTTGGTTGACTTACCGTGTGCTACTGATTGCTTGTTAGAGCGGATCATAGCAAGCACAACATGATTTCTGGGTTTCATTTTCTTGTCACTCATAGTCTAATATATATGCTTATTATAGCAAAAATTGCCCATATGTCAAGAAAAATAACTTGAATTAAATCAATGACTTAAATCATCTTGTTCGGCAATGATGTTATTTGCAATAAGTTGAACTATGCCACCTGGTATTACCAATAGAAGGAACCAAGGACTAACAGTAACAGCTAGTTTTGCGATAAAGAGTATCGCAATTAATTCATAAAAGCTATATCGGGCTGTAAAGAAAAACTTCAACATAAACCTGTCTTTGTAGTGTGTTTATAAGATAATACTACTATTTTATCAGTTTGTCAAGTGTTTGTTGCGTCTAAGTATTCTTGCAAATTTCCATACAAAGTCATCCACATTGCTATTTTGTCATCGTAAAGTATGATCTGATTTCCCTCTTCTGTTTTTAGCTTGGGCATTGATATGTAAAAGGGACATTTTATCTTTTTACTCAAAGACAAAGTGAAAGTGTTGGGATTATTGGCTACAGTAGATAAGTCAGTTTTGTTTGAAAATAAGGGAAATTTATAGTGTGCTATGTTAGCTTCTGTAAAGGCTTGATAACCGTCGTGTGTTAATCGTAAACCTGGACCACTTCTACCGCCCATCCACCAATGAAAAACTAATTTTTCAATAGTAATACTACGATACTTACTGTATTGAGGAAGTTCATTAAATACGGCTTCAGTAATTTCTAACTTAGTTTTACTCATCCTTATCAGGATATACCTGTCTACCTGAATTCATAAACACCACTGTAAACTTGTCAGTTTTAAACTGAGTGTTTAGTTTTCTACACAAGTTTCTTGCATGTCCTGGATTAGAAAAGCTAGTCTTTTTATATTTAGGAACAGTATCATTAGACAAGTAATGTGATGATTTTAAATTGATAGGCTGGTCTTCGTAGAATACTGCCCATATTCCAGAAGCTTCTACGATTTGATCACACTTGTAAGTAGTTTTATTAACGTGCTCTAATAAAACTTTTGGTTGAGTTCTACTCACTTAAATTTGCCACCTGAAATAACTACTGATTGTGGTATAACATCAATATTGGATTGTTCCACCTTCTCTGTTTTATCCAACATCAGCTTTATAATATCATCCCTTAACCCACGCGCATCTGTCATGGACAAAACTAAATCTTTGTTTTGTTTAGTTTCCATAGCAGTCATTTTGTCTAAAAATCTTTTTATGTGCAAAGTCATACAGTATTTAGTGCTTGTTGCGCTTCACTTTCAGTTTTAAACGGCCCCTGATAAGGATATCGTTGGATAAAGATATATTTGGGATATTTGATTACTTGAGGGACACCGTTTTGGTTGATTGCAAACCATCCAGCTACATGGTAACACTTACTGTTTTTAGTTTCAGTAAACAAATGCAATCTTCGTTTAATGTCCAACATAGAGTTATATATCTTATCAGGAGTTGGATATTCTGGATAAGGTAAGTTAGGAACAGTTTTGTCGGATTTTAAAGGCTCAAACTTGATGCTGGTTTTACTTTTTATTTCGTCAGTTGTTGCAAAGTGTTTTTTACCAGTGTGTAATTTTACGTCAAAACCATTTTGGTCAGCAACAACGTTGCCAACCTTTTTATCACCGTCAGTGACTACCCAATACTGATTTTTTATAATAGGTTTTGCAATTAAGTCTGTCATATTACTCCTTTTGTTCTTCTTTCGTTAATTTCCAAACCAGCATAAAGTGATCGTATGCTGATTTTACCGCCGGAACTTCAAGCATCTTTTCTACTTCTTGTTCAAGTGCTTTAATACCTGCTTGAGCAGCTTCAGCCGCCGAAGCACCATGAATTGTAAAATCCTGTTCAGCAAAACTATTTTTGAGTTCTTGCCAAAGTTCACGCTGTCGTTCAGTGATAGGCTGCTGTTTTGGTTTGTATTCCATAGCTTTAACGATAGCACTGCTTATACTATCTTCAGCGTACTTACCTGCTGCTAGCATTGGTACAAATGCGGGATCAACGTTGTAAATATACGATGTAGTGCCAGGCTTACAAACTACTACGTGTGTGCCTTTAGTAAAAGCATCCATGAGTTCAGTGTCATACTCTTTTACCGGCTTGTATCGTTTTCCTACTTTTTCATAAAATATTTTTTTCATTGTGTTATCTCATGCAGCTTGATGCAGGGCGCCTTTATAAGGTGAATTCAACCAACGAGCATACGCATCGGATTGTTCGCTGATTTTATTAAGTTCGTATTTTCCGCAAAATTTAAGGAAGTGAATACCCACTTGCGGAACGTGATCAAGCTTAACAGTGTCGTGAATAGTTGCATCAACTTGCTGTTTGATTTCTTCAGGTTGTGCAGTAAGATCAATCAAGATACGGTTACGTTCATAATCATCACGTACACGATGTTCTTCACCGTTGTGGTCAACCCATTTCTGTAGCATTAGGTTGTTCCATACAAAGCCCCGCTTATCACGATCTGCATATGCTTCAGTCAAGCCAACTTTGTTTTTGCTGCCCTTAGTGCGAACACCGGGGTATGCTGAAAACACGTTGTCAGTAGCATCACCACGCATACACTTTTCAAACAAGATGAATTGCGGATCGTCTAGTTCTTTATGCTGTTTAGTTTTCTTGTCGATTACAGGACGATCACGATCATCATAGTAACCACTGAGTGTGATTAGCTGATTAGTGATACCGTTGTATTGCTTTACGTTTTCAGCAATCAGTTGCACAAAGTCAGTATCAGATGAAACAATAATATGTTCATCGTTAGGATGCAAGTGAATGAAACGCGCAATGATATCATCTGCTTCAGCTACAGGATTACGAATTACTGAACAGTTAGTTTTCTCACGCAAGTATACCGTAAGAGCCTCGTAAGTATCCCAAAACATTTGGTTTTCTTCTACTTCAGCTTCAGTCATTGCGGTTTCGTCAAGCTTTCTGTTAGCTTTATATGGCTTGTAGAAATCCTTACGCCATGATCTACCTTCAAGTGCAAAAATCACATGATCAATTCCATGTCGCTTTACTACTTGATTGACTGAAGCTAGAGTAAGATGTAGAGCCATACCAATCTTTTGCCAAGCATCAGCATTACGTGACGCAACGTGGCGAGCACGAAAGAAAGTATTAGCTGTATCTACAATCGCATATTTCATAAAAATGATCCAAAGTTATAGTAAGTTTTTAAATAGTAGCATATTTAAGATTATAATGATAGTGTTTTGGGTAAATCAACTTACTTCGGATCGACCATCGCCAATGTTTTTAGTTTGTATTACTCGCATTTGGGTACGATTATCAGGATCAGCTTGATCTTGTTCATACATTTCTAATACCACATTTCTACACACTTGTGTGAACCAACGATCCACTATATCAGCGTCTGTATCTTCTGCTCTAATTTTGTAACCAGCTTTAGTTAAATTTATAACAAACTTATCATTCCAGTCAAGTTCAAACGCGCCATTGTTCATGTTATTAGGATCGATATCCATGCTAATAACTGCTATGTATGGTTCATTAGCAGCAGTTGCTTGTTCTTTTGCACTTAGCGTAGGTTCTGGTTTCTTTTTAGCAGTGCGCTTCTTTTTAGTGGTACCTTGACCAGGAGGTGCTTTTGGTCTAGCGGTTTTTGGTTTAGCTTTAGAAGACATAGCTCCTCCACGTGTACCACCTTCTGTTAAAGGTTTAGATTCTTCAACAGGTGCTTCATCTTTCTTAAATAGATTTTTCAGTTTATTAAACATTAGTTTTCTCCTTAATGTATGTATCGTATAGCGCAAAGCTGGCAAGGTTTTTTGCCTTGCTTTCGCACATTGTATCAGCCCAATCATTGTGTGACATAGCCCAATCATTTACTTGCTTGTTCCAGTAATAATCGGAATGAGCACGAAGGTGTTGCTTTTTGTATCCAGCTTTGATCAAAGTTGTCAAGTCGGGCATGGTATTTGTACAATGACCAACTAAACAATCTTCACGCGAAACACTGTAATGATAGACTGGGCGGACACCGCGCCAAGAGTCAATTACTCGCTTGATGCGATCATCCGTAGCTTCAATATATTCGCCCGTAGCCACCCAATGATGATGTATATCCAGTACTAGTGCAACATGATCAGCAAGTTCAAGTGAATCATCCAAGCCCCAAGTCATTTCATCATTCTCGATAGTGATCATGTTTCTTGCTTCAGGTGACAAACGAGGCAAAACGTCAATGATACCTTGAGGACCGCGTCTGCCTGAAATATGTACGTTAATTTTAAAGTCTTGAAACTGTTTACCATATCCCATCATGCGAGCCATGTCAACGTGATACTCGAATTCTTTAATAGAGTTTTCTACGATCTGTTCAGTTTCTGAAGCTAGAACTGTGAATTGCCCTGGGTGCATGGAAAGACGAACGTTGTTTTCCCGTGCCACAGTGCCGATTCTGGCAAACAGTTCTTCCATGCGTTTTACTACATCTGGCTGTTTGTAAAAGTATTGCCAAGATTCGTGAGTGTATGCTGAAAGTATGTCCGATGATAGCCTAACCATTCGCAATTCTGGAGCAAGTTTGGCAACTCGCCTAACTAAGTTTTCTGTTCTTTTGATATTAGTTTCCATCAGCTCCCAAAGCTTGCGCTCGGCCGTTGGCTTAGTTTGGCGATTTAGAAATGCAATAGTAGTTGGGCTAGTGTTGAGGTCAGAAACTGACTCTACAAGGCCCTTTTTGTTGATTTCGGACCATTTACATGCAAAGCCAATTTTCTTAGTAATTTCAGTCATTTAAGGCACCAGTGGTAATTATACAGGTTAATATATACGTATATTATCACTGTTCGGTGCTGTTGTCAAGTGGTATTTTTAGTAATTGGTCTATCGTATAAATTATGACCATGTAAGGGGATACATCTTTTAACACGTTAACTGGTAAGTCACCTGGTCTTCGAGCGCCTTCACTGACCACAAATTTACACTTGTTTACTTGTTGAAAAATCTCAACCATTTCTCTTACAGTGACCCCAATACCATGCCCCAAGCTTTCTATTTTGTTACTGGGTTTTTCGATAGCCAGTTTCAGTGAATGACAGATTTCCATTACATGTACATAATCTCTTATAGCAGTACCGTCCCATGATTCTTGATAATCAGTACCAAAGATAGTAAAACTACCTGTGTCTCGCGCCTTCATTAAGTTATACATCAAACCGTCAGGATTAGTTGGCTTGATACCATAATCACTACCAATCACGTTGTAAAATCTAAAAATAGTGTAGTCTGTTGGCTTGTGTACAGTACACATTTCTCTTACACAATCTTCTGCTGCTCTCTTACTAATACCATATGCGCTCATGCAACCTTCTGCCGCACCAGTAGACGCAAAAATAAAGTTCTTGGTTGGTACTTTGTTCATTACATTAGTTGTACCATTTAGATTAGTAAAATAGTACATCATGGGCATTCGTTCACTTTCACTAACGTTTACTAAGGCTGCTAAATGAATAACAGCGTCATATGGTTCGGTTTGATCTGAAATCGTGAACAATCTATTAATGTCTACTTGATAAAACTTTTTAACAGGTACTTGAGGTTCTTTAATATCTAACCCATGTATTTCATAATCGTTTTCTAATAGTTTACAAAGGTGTGAACCAATGTATCCTGAACAGCCTGTAATTAATATTTTTTTCATTCTTTCTTCTTAAATATATCAGTCATTGGTTGAACACTTACGATATCTTGCGCTAAAATAAAACTAAAGTGGTCTGCTGAATCGTAGGTTAATTTCCAAATTAAATGTTGGTGGTAATCATGCCAATGTGTTTCTGTAACTGGTAACCCTGGACCTGTGTAAGTAGCTGTACCTTTGTACCCTTTCTTTAACCAAATTATTTTTTTAGATATTCTACAACGGTGCGGTAAAATAGCAAATCTTTCTTTCCAAACTGCTTTTCGTAAAAACACCCAATCTCCCGTAAAGTCTCCGTCTAATCCTCTCACTACGTACCCCAGGAATTTCCAAAGAGAGGGATATGAAGTCTGTCGCTGTATCTTAATCCATGCGTCATAGCCAATTCAGCTACTCGTCTATTATTCATAGCATAAACACTTTCTACGCCACCTATAGGCATCAAGTAAACAGGACCTTTAAATCCTTCTTTTCTATACAGTTCAGTTACTTCTATAGCTTCCATAGCATCTTCTTCAGTTGCTACTACAAACTTTAAATAAGTATAACCTACTTGTTGATAATCTACTACGATTTCAGGAATAATAGCATCTTCACGTTTTTCACCTGAACAGCTTAATTTAGGACTTACTGAAAACGTAACTTCTCTATTCTTATGTCCCCACTCAAATCTCAAGTAACCACCGAACTCTTTATGAAGAGGTTGTGTACCATTAGTTTCAAATGTAATTTCTTTTAAGTTTTTCATTTTAGCGTGATTTAACAAATCAGGATAAGCACGTTGCCATCCCAACAGTGGCTCACCACCTGTGATTACCAAATGCTCGTCACGCCATTCTTTAAATGGCAAAAGGTCTACAATAGCATCTGCAATTGCATCAGTAGTAAGTTTAGGTGACAAGTGTTTAAAGTTTACATCCCAACTTGCGTAACTGTCGCAACCAGTTGTTACTAAAGGTAAGTCGTTATAGTTCTTATAACTGTCTGCTGCAATCAAATTTCGTTCGTTGCTAGTTTCACCTTTAGGCATACCAAATCCTGAACAAGTAAAGTTACACCCAAATGTGCGAAGAAACACACTAGGCACACCCATATATCTACCTTCACCTTGCACTGAGTAAAATAGTTCACTGATTTTTATTTTTGACATTCTTTTCTCTTTTTGATTTCTTTGGGTTTTCTAGTGGGGTACACGATAACTTACTATCACACAGCCCATATCTAGTAGTTTCTGTTATTATCTCATAACCATTATAAACTACAACCTTTTCGGTAGTTTCTGTTTCTAAAAACTTTTTAAAAGCTATAAGTGTGTCCCATTTTAATTTTTTGGGTACATACATTATGCGTATCTCAATAAAAACATGGTGTTCGTTAAACTTCAACCTATGTACAACTCTCATAACGTTTGGTTCCAAGTATTCTTCTATTTCGTAGTTTCCGGGATATTTTTCTTTGTACTTGTTAATACTAGCACCTTCATCAAAATTAATTCTATGCAACTCTTTTAAATATTGAGGTAAAGACTGAAACTCTTTTCCAAAGACTTCGTGTTTAGCATAGATATAAGTATCACTATCGCGTTTCATTTCCACCAATTTTCCCAGGGAAATTCTATCCAACAATCTTTGTCAGCTTTGTTTACTTCTCGTGAAGAATAATCTACCTGTTTAAAACTACTAGATTCGTTGTTTACCAAAACAGCAAACTTAACATTATGATGCCAAACTGAATTCCAAGCATGTTGTTCGTTTGGAAAACAACTTGATTCCCAATCTTTTTTAATCCATTTGATAGTTTCGCCAGTATCATTGATATCATCTACGATCAAGATATTCTTTCTACGTGATACGTCCCAACGAGACATTTCAGTTCGTTGTACTTCAGGTGATGAATACCCAAAAGCATCTTCGGGCATCCAAGTATTACACTCTTGTTCCCCGTGGTCTCTTAAACTAACTCTAAGAGTTTCCATGGGAACGTTGTAATATTGACTGATCAGTATAGCAGGAAGCAACCCACCGCGGGTAATTCCAACAACATAGTCAGGTTTATACCCGGCGAGTGTCATTTGCCTAACGATATCCATAGTCATTTTTTTTACATCTAGTGCTGATAGTTTTACTATGTTCATATTATCCTTCATAAATTGCTGAATTAGCATCATGTTCAAATACTTCTACACTCTTAACACACACTGTAGTGTTTAAAAGAGTTCCTGCTTTTTCGCCTTCGTCTAAAATTTGTGTCATTTTTCTAAAAGCCATTTCAGCAAATCGTTCACAACCAACTGCTGGAACGATTCGCAAATCAGCTACATGCTGGGGTAAATTTTTAAACAGCTCAAGTTCTGGATCGTCTTCGGCTATCAATAAAGTGTGATCAAACATGTATTCTAACCACTGCTTAAATTCTTTAAGACCACCAAAGTCCATAACCCAGTTTCTTTCATCCAAGCTATCACATTCAAAGATGATTTTAACACCTATTGAATACCCGTGCAGTAAAGAACAATGACTGTGTGTAGAACGCCACTGTCTAAAGCAGCAACTTAGTCCGCGGTCGGTATTGTATGTCTTTGTGCTGTAAAATTTACCCATGATTCTTGCCCATTCTTGCTATGCTTAAAAACTCTGCTCTAGCAGCAGGATCAGTTTTGAAACCACCACCTAGCTTACAAGTTACTGTTGACGATCCTGTGTCTTCGACACCTCTTGCAGCTACGCAATAGTGTCTAGCATCGATCATAACAGCAACGTTATCAGTTTCTAAGATATAAGAAAGGGCATGAAATACTTGTTCAGTAAGTCTTTCTTGAATTTGCGGACGCTTAGCAAAGTATTCTACGATACGGTTGATTTTACTCAAACCCAACACTTTTGTATTAGGTATATAAGCTACTGTTGCTAAACCATCGATAGTCACTCCATGGTGTTCGCAGTTTGACATAACTATTATATTACGTTCAACCACCATTTCATCATAGTGCATTTTGTTTTCTACAGTAGTGCATTTTGGGAAGTTCTCTTCTTTAAGACCAAAGTAGATTTCGTTTACGTACATTTTCGCCATTCTGTTTGGGGTTTCTGCAAGACTGTCATCACTAAGGTCCATGCCAAGTGTTTTCCATATTACAGTAAATGCTTCTTCTAGAATGTCAATTTTCTTTTTATTTTCTACTGCCAACATATCATCTATAATAGGTGTTTCTACGCCCATCTTGATTAAATATTCTCTTACTTTTTTTCCTAGACTAGGATCAGTTTTTGTTTTATCGTAGCTCATGTTTTTTCCTTATATTTGTTTGTGATTTATATATGTAGGTTTTGTCGAACTCCATATAAATCCATATTGATATTTCTTATCTGGATTACTATCTATGTCCGTCGATGTTCTATACTTTCCTTTTAGTTCACCTTCAAAGATGATACGTTTTCCTGTAGGTTTATACTTTCTACCGTACTGAATAGTATAGTTCATTTCTTTTAATTTGTCAATTTCGTTTGGAAACAAAAACTTCTCTTCTCCATCAACAATACACCAACATTTCCCTTTAACCGCAGATTTACCATACATCCCATTTGTCGAACCTTTCCTTGACATATTCTGCTGCTTGCCCACTCTGGTTTTTATAGCGGACGTATTTACTATATTATCTTCGCCGTATATCTCAACAAACAAATGAAGTTGTGTGGTTTTTATTATAATATGTTCTTTAAGAAGTTTGTTATAGATGGTTATAGTATTTTTTCTATTACCTTCTTGGTTGGGCCTCTTCTGAAAGTTTTTATTTGCTTTTGTACACCAGCTTGTAGTACGGATATTAGTTAATCCGTAGTATGCTTTTAATTGTTTTATAAGTGTTTCTTCTATTCTAACAGCATCATCTTCAGTAAGTTCATCGAATAACTTTATTATTATGGGGTATACACCAAGTTCTATAATTTTTCGAATTTTTCGAATTTTATGAGTGGGTTTTGTGTTTCGTGTGGGCCTAGCCTCTTTTATATGGGCAAACAACCGTTCACCCTTACCTTTTCCTATATAAAAAGGTTTGTATAAAAAAGAAATCTTATCAGTAGAAAACTGCCCTGGTTCCAATGGGTCTAAATAAGCATAAACATAGTACTGTGACATATAAGCTCCTTACTCCTTATATAATGTATTGTGGAGCCAAAACCTATCTTGTTTTGACAGTACTATTTATCAGTTTCCAACCTTTGTATTTTTTTATTCTGTTATTGACTAGTGAACTGACCCCGTCTCTGCTTAAATTGTATTTTTCTCTAAACTGCCACATCATGCCCTCAAATTTTTCTAGGGTTAGTGTATGCACGAAAGTATACTGAGTATCAGGTCCGTTATGATATTCTTCATAAATCCCAGAACGATTAACTAAAACCCATCCTTTGATTGATTTGTGTTTTCCACTAATTATACCATACAAGTTTCCTTGGTTTATGTTATACTTTTTTCTAAATGAATAACATGTACCTGTAAACTCCTCATTAGTATCAAATTTCTTAAAAGTGCAAATTTCTCTCGCAGCACATAGCTTAGCTTGTTCTTTATGAACATGTTCTTGTTTATCGTCGGTGATTTTATCTTTTATCAAGTTTGCAATCAGTGTTTTGTAATGCTGATTTTTGTCCATTATTTTCTCAAATAAACATCATTAAACTGTTTGTTCACTCTAACAAAAGTCGTACACTTTGACAAGTCTTTTAGGCTCTTTGCTCCCACATAAGAACATGTACTACGAATTCCACCTAGAATATCGCGTACTGTGTTATCAACTGAACCTTTGTATGGAACTTTAACAGTTCTACCTTCTGAACTACGATATTCTGCTACACCGCCGTGATGTTTTTCCATAGCAGTTTCACTACTCATACCGTAAAACTGAACAAACTTTTTGCGTTCTTCAAGCTTACCCAAACGCTCACCGGTATCTGGATCAATAATCATTTGATTAGTTTCGTATACTTCTTCAATGATATCTCCGCCGCCTTGGTCGTGCCCTGCAAGCATACCGCCAAGCATTACAAAGTCAGCACCACCACCAAATGCTTTTGCTATATCACCAGGACAAGTACAGCCACCATCAGCAATGATATGACCGCCCAAACCATGTGCTGCATCCGCGCATTCGATAATGGCTGATAGTTGAGGATATCCAACACCCGTTTGAATGCGAGTAGTGCAAACACTACCAGGACCAATACCCACTTTAACAATGTCAGCTCCACGTAATATTAACTCCTGTGTCATATCTGCTGTTACTACGTTGCCAGCAATGATAGTTTTAGTTGGATACAGCTTTCTAACTTTAGCAACAAAGTCACCAAAGTGCTCAGAGTATCCATTAGCGATATCAATACAAATAAACTGAATCATATCAGGATATTGATTAACAATCGTTTGTAGTCTTATAAAATCTCGATCACTTGTACCTGTACTTATTGCAGTATGACCAGTAAAGAATCGTGTAATGTTATGCTCAAAATCATCCAAGTTATAACTCTTTACCAAGCACGTAATCATTCCATGATT